TAATCAGGGGATTTCAGAACAACCAGATCACTTAAAATTCCAAGGGCAAGTTAGAGATATTGTTAATGCGATTCCTGACGTCACACTTGGACTCTACAAAAGACCGGGCAGTAAACGTATAGGAACAGCCCCTTTATCTAACGTACAAAGTGGAGGGTCTTGGTTTCATTACTTTCGTGATGAGACAGAAGGATCTTATGTAGGTCAAGTAGCAGCTGATGGTCAAGTCCGAGTATGGCGATGCAGTGATGGTCAGTTAATGACTACTGCATACGGTACTGGGGGACAGACTGCAATACAAAATTATTTAGCAACAAGTGATCCAGAAAATTTACAGTTCCTTACTATTAACGACACTACCTTTGTTAGCAGTCGTGACAGCTCTAATTCTAATACGCTGGTAGGTACAACAGGAACTACAGATGATAGACCAGAAGCTCACTGTGCTATGGTCGAACTACTACGAACAGAAAATGGACGTCAATACGGTATTAATATATACGATAGCTCTGCTTCTTCTAGCCTCACTACTGTAAAACGAGCAACTAAAGTTAAGATTACAGATAATAGCTATGATGAGGGTGACGGTTCAGGTCACTGCCCCGGTATAGGAACTGAAGTCTATGCTGCTACAGCTGCTAATAGTTATTCTACTGCTACTAGCGGAATAGTGCATGTAAAGAATAGTGGTGGTACTACAATTACATCAGGTAAAACTAATCTAACATTTCGTGTTACAGCACTAGGTCAACAAGGTGTTAGCCCTAACTACAGTGCTAGTTCTAACGGACCGGGTGGACAAAACTACAGGTGTAGTTATAACCTAGAAGTTGTCCTACTACATGGTGGAGAAGGTTGGGAAGTTGGCGATGTTGTTAGAGTTCATCCATCACATGCAAGCGCTGCTAGTTCATCAGACGGTCAAGCATATATCGAAGTTACTGTTACAGAAATTGAAACTACAACTGTTAAAGCAACATTATCTAGTGCAGGCGATGGGCTCATACGTCCAGCTCCTACACCATTTGACGCTGATACAGCCGTTACAGCTGATACTATATTAGCTGGTATCACAGCACAGTTACCATCTGGTATCAGTGCTAAGGTTATAGGACCGGGTATATATCTATCTAGTGCTAACCCGTTTAACGTTGAGATAGCTGAAGAAGATCTTATGAGAGTCTTCCAAAAGACTATTAACGAAGTAACTTTGCTACCTAATATGTGTAGACATGGCTATATAGTACAAGTTAAGAACGCTAGAATGTCTGATGAAGATGATTACTACCTAAGATTTGACGGCGAAAACCAACTTGATGGAGCAGGGTCTTGGACAGAATGTGCAAAACCGGGTATAGCTAAAACTTTAACAAACATGCCGTTAGTTATACAGCGTACAGCTACAACTACATTTACTGTAAGACAGTTTACGTATCAGGATAGACGAGTTGGTGATGATAATACTAACCCATTACCTACATTTGTCGGTAAACGTATCAATAAAGTACTATTTTTCCGTAACAGATTAGCATTATTAGCAGGGGAAAACGTCATATTATCTCGCCCCGGTACATTAGGTACACCTGATTTCTTTATAGAATCGGCTCTTACTGTATCAGCTAGTGACCCTATTGATATATCTGCTGCCTCTATGTTTCCATCTGATATATTTGATGGTATAGAAATTAATGCTGGACTGCTAGTATTTAGTACAAACCAACAGTTTTTACTATCTACAGACGATACTGTACTAAATCCAGATACAGCAAAGCTACGTAGTGTAGCTACATTTAACTATAATAAAGATATACCTCCTATATCACTAGGTACTACCATATCTTACCTTGATAATTCTGGTAAATTCAGCCGATTGAATGAAATGGCTAACACATCTAGAGAAGGAGAGCCTGATGTTGTAGAAATTAGCAAGCTAGTACCAACATTATTACCAAAAGATTTAGATTTATTTACTAATTCACGAGAAAACTCTGTTATATTGATAGGTAAAACTGACTCTGACACAGTATTTGGTTATAAATATTTAGCTATAGGTGATAAAAGACAGCAACAAGCATGGTTTAAATGGAAATTAAACAACCCATTACTGTATCACTTTATTATAAATGACGAGTATTTCTTTGTAGATACTGATAACTTCTTACAAAGTATAAAACTTGTACAATCAGACGATGATCCTACTATTGTTAGAGCAGATGATCTAAACTTTCAAATACATTTAGATAACCACACTACAGTCAGTGGTGGTAGTTATGATGCTGATACAAATATAACTACATTTAGTAATGTTAGTTGGCTTTCTAATGTCACAACACCTAACTATCAGCTTGTAGTTATAGATGAAGGTGGTACACCAGCTCCCACTGATGGGCAAGGTAGATATGCTGAAGCTACAAAAGATCCGTCTTCTAACACCTTTACAGTCCCCGGTGACTGGTCTAATACAACTCTGCGTATAGGTTATTTATACGAATATTTAGTAGAGTTTCCTAGAATCTATCCTAAAAAACAGGTAGGAGAACAATCTCGTGCCGATGTAAATTCATCTCTTATCATACATAGAATTAAATTACACTTTGGTAAAATAGGTATGTATGAAACAACACTAACACGTATAGGAAAAGACGATTACTCTGAAGTACATGAATCAACAGCTATGGATTCATATGCCGCATCAAGAGTACCTTACTTAGAAGAAGATATTAAAACTATACCTGTCTACGAAAAAAATCACAACGTAGAAATTAAACTTAAATCAAGTCACCCCGCTCCAGCTACCTTAAGAGCAATGGCATGGGAGGGAGACTATTCACCATTATTTTATAAACGTGCCTAATTACATTCACCCAATCACTGTCGAGGCTGCCACAGAGGTGGCCTCTAACCTACGCCCAGACGACTTCAGAGAGGTCACAGAGGGTCATGGGCTAGATCCTATGATCTTCCTACCTATGGTCGCTAGAGAGGGCTCCTCGGTGTATTTCACAGTACCAGACGGCAAGACTGCCGGACTAGCCGGAGTAGGAGATGGAGGTGCAATCTGGATGTTATGTACACCAGAGATACATCGTTATCCCATCACATTTGCAAGAGAAGCGAAGCGGTTTGTCGATAGCCGTGAAGAGCCTCTATTGTGGAACATAGTAGATTGTAGAAATACAGTCCATTTAAAACTGTTAAAATTTTTAGGATTCAAGTTTTTACGTAAAGTAATCTTTGGACCTAACGATATAGAATTTATAGAATTTTGCCGTGTGCGTAGATGCTAATGCCGCAGCTAGAAATGCTGCGAAACAAAGATGGATGGAGAAAGATGCTAAGTATCGCTCCGAGTCTTTAAAATTTTTTAATAGAGAAACAACTGCCCAACGTGGACTTGCACTTGCTGCCAAAGGTTATAGTCGAGATATTAGTGACGACTACCAGAGAGCATTATATGTTCAAGGTAGAGCCAGAGCTCAGTATGAGTCAGTTTATATGAAATACCTTAAAGGTAAAGGAACAGTCGATGAAGGTGGTAGAGCTCGAAGAAGAACTACTGGCTTACGAGAACTGATGCGAGCCAAAGGAGCTCTTGAAAATGCTGTGTCCAATGAGTTTGGTGCTAACATGCAACGACGTTACATTGCACGAAAACGTAAGTATCAAGCAACAGTCGCTCGATCACGAGAAGCACTGGGTATACGACCAGAGTATGGTGCACCTGTATTGATGCCGCCAAGTGATAGACTGAGTGGTGCGTTAAGTATTGCTCAAAGTATAGCGAGTATTTACTCGGGTTTCAAGGGGGTCTAGGCGAGACCTTAAACACGCCAGACTTTAATCCAAGTCCAATTCCAACTCTTCCTAGCGGATTGACTGATTGGTCAAAAGCTATACTTATAGAACCATAAAATGACATCATCTTATTTAGAATCGCTGGGTCGTAGAGAACTCGAACCTTACAGCAACGAAAAACTTAACTACGAAGAGACTGAACCTGATCTAACTAAAAAAGTCAACGAACAGATTGACGCTAACATACAAGATCGTAAACAGTTTTTTCAAGATAATATAAACCTATATAACCAGACTCAATCTTTCGCAAAGTTTAAAGGTAATCTAGCTAGTTTACAAAGTCTCGTACCATCCATTGCTAAAATTAAAAAACAGAGTGATAACTTTAAAGCAAACAGAGTTATTATAGATGGAATTTTAGAAGACTTTAAGAATGAAGATAAGAAAGCTAAGTTTGCAGAAATTACAATTAAGGAAGAAGAGCTTAATCAAGAACTAGAAAATGACGAAAACGAACAGCTCGGTAACATAGATAAAACCCGAGCTAATAATCCCGGTAAAGTTGGTACAGATACTTCGGGCGAAAATGTAGGTCCAGTTGAATATATAGCACTTAAAAACAGACTTGCAAACGAGAAACTACAAAATCCTATAAATGCTAAAAACAACTTAGCAATGGAGTGGGAGATGTTCTGGGCTATTGCTCAGAATAGTATGACAGTAGGAGGAGTGCTTTGGAAGGATACACCACTAGATCAAAAAGATGAATTTTTACGAGAAGCAGCTGGTGTATTTATATCTGAGTACACAGATAAAACTGGTATAACAGATCGTGCACTTGTTACAACTTTTGCACCTATATTTGAAAATGCTATAAAAGATAATATAACTAAGAGTGTAAGTATTGAAGAAGATGCTGTTAACAAATATTACCAAGATGTAGATGATAGTAAAACTTGGCTATACTATAATAATGCAGCAAAAGTATTTAAAGAAAGTAAAGGTAAAGTAAAACTATCTGGTGTCTTTGAACGTAATACTTACATTAAAAATGCAGCAACATATTTAAAAAGTATAGGTCATCCAGAACCTATGCGAGAAGCTAATAAGCAATGGTTGTTGATGATAAAAAGAGGTATTAAAGCTAAGTTAATTGATGATAACACTTTAAACTTTCTATTTCAATACTACAAATTTAAACCTGACGGCGGTGGTCCAGAAGTTAACTACGAAACTTTACAGCCTAATGCAGTTGCAGAGCTTCGTACGTACTATAACGAACAGAAAAAGAATGATAACCTAGATGACCAGAAAACTACAGTAGATTATTACAAAGAGTTAGCGGATTCTGGTAAAGATATACCAATGGATTGGCGTCAATACATAACGAATCCAGAGCTTGTTACAGTTATGGAAAAGTTAGAAGACGATCAGAAAAAGACTAACTTACAAAAAGAGAATCTTGATAATGATGACATTCAGCTTCTAGTAGATTTAGCTGACGCACGTATAAAAAGTAATCCAAAATTTAAAAACAAGCTTAAAGATTATACTTGGCGTCTGAATAAGCACACTGAAGTTTTAAGAGAAATCGGTGAAGATTTTGTTAAGATTAAGAATAAGTATGTTAATGAAATGGGACAAGATGCCACAAAGGCTAATCAACTAACCATTCAAGACATAACAGAGAAAATAAATAAAGGAGATTACGATGGTGATGTTGATTTAGAAATCATAGAGACTGATAAACTTAGTGCCCGTTCCGTAGTTAAAGCTGTCGAGATTTATAAGGGAAACAAAGATGCTTTATATTCAAGCGAGGTACACGATCTTGAAGAGCCTCATCTAACACAGGTTCTGAAGTACCTTGATCCGAACGATGACTCAGTTACAGAGTTACCCGGATATTTTTATGCTGTTGCAAATCTATATGATAATCTTTCAGCTATGGATATTGCACACATTAGACTTTTAAAAACTGGTATGATTAAAGAGCCTATAGATAGACTTATGCAAATAAAAGACTATAGCATGGTAGCTCCAACCGTTAGAAATTTATTAACTGATAAACCTAACGCAACAAAAGTTTTAATTGCAGCATCTACAATAACAAGTGATGACGAATTAAATCAGTTTTTTGAAAAGCTTGTAACCAACGAAGCGGGTCTACATGGTACAGTACATGCTCATAAGTATAACGGTGAGTGGAACTCCGAATTATCAGACGGACGTATGCTAGGTGACATGACAAATGGAGAAGTATTAGCTTTACTTAAAGATGATAATATTTCAGATATAGGAATGTATGGATTTACACGTTATGGACTTTTATCAGTATTTAACGAGTTTAGTGATGTTATTGATCTTGATG